ATAACTGTGCCAACGGGCTTGCCATACTCATCATCAACTTCGGTAATAAGATGACCTATACCGCATGTCGGTAAACCGAGGTGGTCTAAATAAATTTCGTATTTACACCCCTCATCTTCTGCGATCTCTTCGCGTAATTTATCTTTATTCATTTTTTACCTTTTTTTGCGCTACCACCTCGTTTCCTAGCGGTTCTTGCTGCGGCTTTAAAATCTGCCGCGCTCGGTGCGCCTTTTTCTCCAGGTTTTCTCATACGTTTGCCGCTCTTTCTTCTTTTGTGAATATTTTCATATAAGCTCATTTTTTAAATCCTTTTATACCTCTTATTCCGAAACTAGCTCCAATAGAAGCATACATTGCCCATTGAAACCACTCAGGTGTGCGAGATAATGCGGCAAACCCTGCATCTACGTATGGTTGTGTAAACGGAATAAAACACATAGCTATAATGATAATGAACAAAATTGTCCACGCCTCATCTTTCCAACTGTTGTCAGAGGCTTGTGCCATAATTTTTTCCCACCCAGCCTCGTGGGTGGCGGCTACTTTCATAACTTCTGCCTCTGCTTCTGCTTTGGCTTGAGCAACACGGCCTTTTGCTTTTGTCTGCTCTATTTTAGATTCCATAAAAGAACCAGCTAAACTAGCTATAGGACCAATAAGTGCTTGTATCATCTTGATAAAACTCCTTTGGGCAGTGGCTTACAACTCCAGCCAACAGGCTTGTAACCTTTCATATGTACATGCACACGCTCTGCTAAAATTAAGGCATGAGCCTTACAAGCACTTTCGCTATCTTGCCATTTTTGCGCCTCTAAAAAAGTGCATTGTTCTCGCTGCACTGCGCTAGTACCAATTAAACAAGCTACTACGATAGCTTGGTACATCATTTTTTATTCATCCAAGCAGTTGTACCCATATACGCCCCAACAATACCAGCTCCACTTAAAAATATTAAATCAGTAACTGCGCCTAAACCCTCTAACTTTTCTGCTGAACACCAAGGTGAAGCTAAAAATACTGCATAACAACCCATAAATATCAAGGTATATCTTGCCATGCGTAGTTGCGCTAGGTTCTTGCGTAACTCTGTTTCTGTCTTTTTTATTTCTTTTACATGGCTTAATTCATCGTCGCTGACGATGCCATCACCGTCTTCATCGTATTCTGCATAGATTGATTTTTCTTGCAGCTTTTTTTGCGGCATATTATCTCACGCCTCTAAATTTTATACCTCTAAGTGCAGCACCACCTCCGCGTGATACCCCACCTGTAGGTTCTATATCAGAAGTAGCTGATAAAACTGCCACACCACCTGTTGCGAGTTCAACACCTCTGCCTTTTAAAATATCTGCCCGAGAAATTTTACCATCGCCTGTTAAATCAGGGAAGCCACCTTTTGCTTTTTTATCCCTCATTTTAAATAAATCAGCTTCCAGCTCAGCAACTTTATCATCATCACCTTTACCACGAGCTTCTTCTAATAAATCCATAAGCTGGGCCACTCTATCTTTACTTGACATGTACTTCTCCTTCTTTAAAAATGTTAGCCACCAATATTTGCTCTAGCTTGTATTTGATCTGCTACTGAAGTAGCCAACTCTGAATCAGGGGTTGCTACATCTAAAATACCTCGTGGCGTTGAACTTGGTGCTGTTGCTCGTGCTGTCGGTGTTGAACCTATCCCCAATTTTCCTAATGCAGTATTAGCTAAACCAAGACCTATTTGTTGCGTTTCTGTAAGTCCGGGAACAAACGCCGATACTATACCAAAAGGAGTATTTCTTGTTGGAACGGTGATGTCAATAATATTATCAAGTAAACTTTTTTTCTGGTCATAACCAAATAAATTAGTTAAAAGCCCTGTTATTCCTTGAGGTGAGTCATCTCGACCCCCAAAAAAGCCTCTGTCTACTAAACCTTGAGCAATACTTTGTTGAGTGCTAGAAGCAAAAGGGTTTTTACCAGATGCAATAGCAGCCTTTGCCGCATCTAAAGCAGCTTGATCTGCTGCGGATGCGCCACTGCCCCCAACATTAGCACCACTCGCACTACCCATACCTCCACTATGATCACCAGAGCCGGAGCGACCTCCAGAACCACCTGGACCACCACCTCCTGGATCGCCATTCCCGAAACCACTTGGACCACCGTAATCTGGCACACTTAACTCCTATTCTGCTGACGTTGAAGCGCAATCTGCGCTCTCATATTAGCTATATCTTCTGTAGAAGCTATACGTTCACGTGCGATATTAGCATTTTCTTGTTTTGCTTGTGAATCAACTTGTAATTTTTGTTGATCTAGTTGTTGATCCATATTTATCTCTTTTTCACGTAAAGCAAGTTCTTGCTTTTTAATATCAACAAGTGGATCACTTGGCGGTGCTGGTGGTTGTTGTTGTTGGAACTCAGCCATCAATTGCGCTTGTATTGTAGCTATTTGAGCTGCCTGTGCCTGTGGTGGTAATTGTTGCATATTAGGGTCTTGTTGCATCATTTGCTGGAACTGCACCATCGCTTTCATACCAATATGCTCATAAATATGTTTTTCTAAAGTTAAAAGTATAGGTGGTTGCATTTGTGCGACTCTACTTTGCATATACGCTAAATGCACAGAAATATGAGCATCATGATCTTGGTCAGGAAAGGCTTGTAATTTACCCTGTCCACCAGCCGCCTGACTAGTAAACTGATTTTCTGCCGCTGGATCCATCGGCTGTGGTTGTGGCTCAGGTTTTAATACTACACCTAATGCTTCATAAACTCTGCGGAAAGCCTCACGCAGATTGTGCATCTCTGGTGCAGCTTGCGCTAATTTTAATTGCTCTTGAGCTAATACCACCCTTTGTGACATACTAAAAATATTAGGGTCACTGACTGGTATGATATCTATTCTTGCATCAAAATCAGATATTTTTATTTGTGCATCTGCTTTAACATCGTATGGATAAGGTGTTGGATCTTCAGCGAAAAGCCGTGCCAACATTTTAAGCTCTTGTTTCAAACTCGTATGTAACCGTTTATGCACTGCACTGATAATTTTAGCTCCACGTTCTAGTAAAGCTATTGTAGTACCCACTGGCATCTCTTGTCTGCCATCACCCACACCAATATCTGTTGTGCCAATAAACCTTTGAGCTGACTCAATAACAAAACCCATAAGTTGAAATAATGTGCCAGAAGGTTCTTTGTAGGGTAATGACATCAAACTTGTACGTATATCACCTCCGGGAATGTCAATATCCCTAAATTCTCCTGGATGTAAGGGTGTTTGCTCATCTGCAATACGTAAACCGCGAGCTTTAAATCCTGCGGGCATATTACTCAGTGTGCCAGAATCAATTAATTGCCGTAAATTAGCTGTGGCGGTGCGTGATAGATTACCAAGCAAATGAATTAAGCCAAAACCATAAAAACCGAGTCCTGGAGTAAATTTATACTGCACAAAATGCGGTATTTTCTTTTTCATAGGGTCATTTTGACCATAATTTCGCCTTACAGATAATACTTCATCATTATCTGCACTAATTGTAGCAATATAAGGTAATTTTATACCTGTTTCTTCATCATTTTGGTCTTTATCTGGATATTCTTCAAGGTCTAAATAACAATGACACTCGTATAAAATGACTTCTTCACTATCTCCAGCAGGTTCTCTGCCTTCAATTTCGTTATAAGCATCCTGTACATCATCAGATTCTGTATTTTCACCCTTGGGTATATCCATATCACGGTAAAAACCAGTTACTTGTAACTTACGTAACTCATTTTTTGATATTTTTATGATATGTGTGATACGTTCTGCTGATGCTAAATCAGTTGCAGTGTAGGGTGCGACCACATCCTCGGCTGGTACAAACTTACTTACTGGTCTACCAAGCACATCATCGCGGTAAACCTTTTTAAAAGCACTGCCAGAAAGTCCAAGGTAATATAACATCTGGTCATATTCTGGCTCATACTCTTCCATTTCATACATAATTTGATAATTCATGTAATCTTGGACACGTTTAGCCTGTGCTTCTACTTCTGGAGTAGCTTCACCAATAATATTACTCTTTACTGGACCACTGCTAGGTAACATTTCTTTATATGCACCAGCTTGAAACTGCGTTACAGCTTCATTTAATATCGGGTGTATTACACCTGTTGCGCCATCAAAAGGCTCAGTACGGGATTCGTACTTTAAACCGAGCAGTTCTAAACCTTTTGTATAAGTTTCTACCCACTCATCGCGGCTAGTTTTATCATCTTCAACACTCTCAGATACATAACTAGAAATTTTACTTAATGTATCTTCACTTAAAAATTCAGCTAAGTTATCATAAAAATTATCTGGTTCTTCTCCTAATGGCTGGTCATCTTCGCCAAAAACAACTTCCGCACCACCATCCTCTGTTTCTTCTTCTGTGATTATTTCTAGTTCTTGTTCAACTAGATCATCTTCTAATCC